TAGGCTGATAAGTTACAGAGTCGGCACCCAAAAGGGTGATAACATCGTTGTCGGCAATAGCCGCATCAATGGTGTTATGCGCTCCATTAGCCTCGAAAATACCAGGACCGGCAACAATCAACGTGCCCGCGCCACCTGAAAAAGTAGAATCAGCAGTCACGACACCGGAATGCAAAATATTTGCTCCGGCACCATCGAGAACCACTTCACGGGTAGAAAGGTTTAACCGGTTACGGCCCGTTATCTGGACGAATGTTCCGGCAGGAATTGTGCCTCCAAATGTGCCAACGCCATCCACGGCAATACTTTGTGTCATGGTGTCCTTTGCGCCCAAATAGGTAGGTGTAGGAGTACCATTGACAGCGCCAACACGATCACCCGTTGCCGGTTGTGCGTGACTTGCCAAAGTAGTTGCCGACATAACCTTCATGTTGGCAAAACTATCGGTAATCGTAGCGCGCTCGTGGGCGGATTTAATCAGTTCGCCGGAAGTTCCACCCGAGCCCAAAGACCGTTGATTGCTGGCCAAAGAGGTTTGAGTGAAAGGATTAACCGAAACATTCCATTGACCATCCAAAGGAATACCGGTTGCCTGCATGACAGAACTGAAATTTGCCACATGGTCCCATGTAGTAACGGCGGTGCCATAAGTTCCGGCTAAAAGCCCGGAATTTTTCATCATGAACTGTGCAAAATTAAGCTCAAGCTGAGTAACTACACGAGTAGCCATAGGTGCCAGCAATTCGTCAATTTGGTCCATCTTGATAGCCTGGTCCGCTTCGTTAAAGTTAACAACGGAGGTAATATAGTTCTGGACTGTTCCGGATGCTTTACCGGTAATGATGTCGTCTACCGTGGCAGAGGTCAGGTCACCTGTTGCATTTTCAAAAGCCGTGAAATCGGTAGGCCGTTTAAAGGTAACCGTGTCACCGGTTGAAGGATCGAATACCCCTTGCAGCAATTGGGTATTGACGTTTTTGGAAAGAACTCGTGCGGACTCGAATTTCTCAAGGAAAACACGCATGAGTTGCTCGGTTATATTACTAGTAAAATCATTAGCCATGACTTATGCCCTCAATATATTTTGCAGCCCTTTGGTCCTCTTTTCCCTGAGTTAGAGGGAACGGAACCTCCCAAATTTTCATAAGGGTCCGGCGCATTGGTTTTTGTTTTAGGCTTGATCTTAATTTCCGATCTCAACCTTCCTATTTCAGCAACACCCTGGATAGGATTGCGCTTAATCAAGTCGGCTAACGCTTCCGCTTCAAGCGGGTTTGTGCCGAGATAATAGAGAATGTTTTGGGAGTCCTCAAAATTACCAATGATATGATTGGTGTTTTCTAATCCCAATTTCTCTATTGCAATATCTTCTTTGGCTTCGTAATCTTTAGCCCCCAGCTTATCGGCACGCACATAATGTGCAGACTGCTTTTGATTTAACTCAAGCGCCCGTGTGTCATTAGCTTGGGTTTGAAGTGTTTGCTTTTTAAACTCTGAAATTTCCTTAGCAACTTCCTCTTTGACTTCTTTGAACTGGCGTTCATAACCGGCCTTATCCCAGGCGTCTTTTTTCTTCTGGTATTCGGGGTCATAAATGCCAGCATCGAATTCATCGGGAATCGGGGGAAATGGAACCGTTTCCGGAACAATAGGTTTATTAGTCCGTTCCTGTTCCAAGGCGATTTTGGTTATCTTGAGTTGTTCTTCAAGAATGTCCTTTTCAGCCTTTGCCTCATCCCTTTCCTTGGAAGTTTCAGCATTTCTTAGATTAAGCTTGTCTACTCTTTTTTCAAATCCAGTGCGTTTAACTGTAGGAGTCTGCGATTCCCCCGTTTCACGGACGATTTCAAAACCTAGATCCTCTTCACCGGTGACCGGTTTCGGCTTCTCTTTAGGTTCGGGCTCTGTTTTGCCTTCTACCTTCCCTCCCGCGTTACCTTCTGCGGGTTTGGGTTCTTCAGTTTCCGGATTTTTCGGATCTGGTTTTACTTCCTCCGTGATATTTTCTGCAACTTCCTGCCCCATGGTTTAACCTCTGCAATGGTATTTAGAGTCGCCGTTGTCGGCCCTGGTTTTACGCTCCAGTAAGCTATATACAGCCCCGGTGCAAGTGCGCCGGTACACACCGTTATATATTTGCAACTATAACGATAAACAAAAAAACCCTGCAAAGCTGGCATAGTGCCAACCTCACAGGGCTTTATAAATAGCGGCCTCTGCTTAGATGTTAATTTTTTCTTTCTTGCTTATTTTTTTTATTTCTCCCTCATGGATATTGAGAATTATATCCCCTGACCATGCGGAAGCTAATAACTTTTTTAAAAAACTAATTAGCCGATCAATCATTTCGCAAGTATCTTAACACAAAATTAATCAATTATCTTTTTCCAATGAATATCGAGCAGCCATTTCTGCAAAAACCTTCCTAACCAATGAGGCCCTTTTTGTATATGATATGTAATTGACCAATCGCCACTTAGACAATATTGCCATTCGCATTTTCTCGATTCTACGATGCGAAGATCATCATAAGATTCCATTAATCAATCCCCAACTGTTCCCTTAGCTTTTGGGATTTACTAAACAATTTATCATTGGCCTCAAAGCGTTTTTGGTTTACCTTGTGGATTACGTCAATCTGTTTATTAACCTTTTTCAGTTCGGCTAATTTTTTTATTTTATTGGCATTGCCCGTTACTTGTTTAGCTTTTTTTCTTGACGGGCTACTGATTCGTATTGTCATAAACCCTTACCTTATTTTTTTAAATTTTATATTATACGGGCTCTATTAAAAAGAGGGGATGGGGTCTAGTGTCTTGATGTTTATCGAGCCATATTGCCCAAGCTTGCCATGAGTTCACCGGATATCCTCCCGCTGAAGCTTCCTCTTGACAGAGTTTTATGAACTTGAAAGTTTCCTCCATCTCAGCTTCTATCCTGTCTATGGCAGATTGTGGCATAGGATTGGTATTGATATAGTTTTTCGGGTCATACACATCTATCGCATTCATTTCTTCCATTTCTTTTTTCTTAATTACTTCCATCTTTGCATAAATTATTTTTTTCTCGTCAAGAGTCATATTAATTTCTCTCCATTTATTTACCTTGGGAAAATGCCCTCCATCGCCCATTTTACTACGAAAAACCCAATGATTATTAATGAAATATCAATCATTAAATGGGAAGTCTGTTTACTTCTTCAAGCTGTTCTTTGCGTATCTGCAAAAGAGTTTTAACTTTTTCATTTTGGATTTCAGATATGATTTTAGCCGTTTCTGCCCTTTTCTTTTCAGCAGAAGCCACATTATCCTGTGAATCCGAATCCATATTTCTAGCTTCAGCATTTTGTTGGTTGGCGGCGGCTTCCATTAACTTAGCCTGAGGGTCTTCTTGCGGTTGCTGGGCCTGAGCAAGCATTTGTTTTTCTTCTTCTGTTTCAGGATCAATCAATCCCTGAGTAATCATGTCGTTCCTGGCAATCTTTTTCAAAGGGCCAAGATTTGTGCCCGCTGTGTTTTCGATAATAGTCGAGATAAGAGCGGGCACATATTTTTCAGCACCCGGAGTCTTGACAAACGCTTCCAGCATGGCTTTGCCTTCCTCTACAGAAGCTTCTCTCTGAGATTCATAAGCTGGCCCGACATCGGAATAGACCTTGAACTTTTTACCCCTGATAGTGTTGGCTTCAATAAGTTTTCCCGTTTGCTCATCAACTATCTGTTCAAATAATATTTTTGTCCCCTCTGTTCCGTCTTGCCCGGTAACCCTAACCATGCGTTGCGAATCATAAATTTCAGCAGCCATTGCTGCATATACCGTACCCATCCATTCAATGGCGTTGACAATATTATCCATTACAGGTTGAGTTTTTAGATTTTCCTGTTTCAACAGAGCATTGATAGCTTTGCCTGAGGCTTTTGGATCGAGGGTCTCTTGCGGAGCACCGCCAGTCGTATTCTGAATAAAATTAGGGATAATTTCTAACAACGCAGCGGTATTTTGGTCTAACGTCGATGTTTGGGTATAACCTAAAGGCCCGGCCTGGATTACGTTTCCATCGCCATCCCTCAAAGCATGTGCCACGGCGAAAGGCTTGTTAACCATATCCGCCCATGATGCCCCTACAGGGCCTTCTACCTGTTCCGGATCAAATATAGGCTTGTTATGGTTTCCTGCCGCCGCATTTTCCATGATTTGGGATATTTGCATATTGAATGCCCGGTTCGCATCCTTTAGCGGCCTGACAAAACCGTGATACCACTCGACATCATCCACAAAACCGCGATAACCATAAAAGGATATGATAGGAATCCATTTACCGGCGATTCGTTCGGGGTCTTCTAAAAATTTATCGCCACTGAACACTGACCTTTCGACGGTTTGTTTAATTATCCGGCGTTTTTTTACAAACTTCCTGAACTCATCCTTTTTAAGTTCATCTTCAATAAGTTTGTGTTCTTTTTCTGAGTATATTTCTACCTCATCCAATTCAAGGTTATTGTAGATATAAACATTCGCCTTTTTTCTGATTATTGAGTATCGAGTTGCAATAAATATCTCGTCAATATTTGCCATGTACCGTCTTTTATATTGCCAGTCGGTAGGGTTATAAGCTGATATAGGCTTTTCCCCCGGATATTTATTTTCAAACGCTTGTTTAGTAAACCGGGTTAATTTCGTGCATCGCATAGCGTCCATCTTGTCTATGCGTTTCGCATTTGAGTCCCAATATATCGAGTTGTAGGAATTAGGGATAGGGCCGAATCCAATACGCTGATTATCATTTTCAGGATCTTCCTCATCTTCAAACAGAGGGAATAATTCGAGCGCCCCGATTCCACAATCGGAAAGTTCATCAACCGCGTTATCTGTTGAGAGCTTGCCGGAGAATTGCCGGTAGTCGGTTCTGTAAATACCGTTTATCAAGTCGGCATCGTCATCAGAAGTTGCGGAATCGTCTGGTTTGAATTCAACATTGACGCGGTTTTGGTTCCAATTGCCTATGAATTTATCCCTTGGAGCGCTGGTTAAATCGAACTGCATCTTGATGCGTTCAGTTGAGGTAGGCAGGGTGTCATCAAAAAAGCCTTCCCACATGCCGCCGGGCCGATGGATAAAAATCATATCCTCATTGGCTTCTTCGCGTTGTTCTTGAGTCAGGTCGGCATCCATTTCCAGGTCAATCTTATATTGGATTAACCGTAGGTCTAGATCGCTGGTTTCTGTGGATGTGGTCTCTTTTGCCATTTGCTTTAATTATTGATTGGAGTCCCGTTTGGCTTATGCCAGCCCAATAAGAGATACCAACACGGGACCACATTGATATCTAAGACAACCTGACCGTTATATATTAGCATGCATAACGAAAAACAAAAAATTTTAATAGTGCGGGCTCTTGTTTGTTATGCATTTATCGCACATCGTAATGCCTAGCTTCTTATCAAATATAAATTTAACGGCTTCTGGCCCTGAATGCTCAGGCAATGATTCATTTTCCATGAAATTTAAAGCGATTGTAAAAGCCTCCTGGCCCTGGCAACCATCCACCTCACAAGCGAAAGGCCCCCATAGCTCGCTGACCGTAAAATATCTGATAGTCACTGCCTGGGCTTACCATGGGTGCAGCCAAAATCTTTAGGAGACAATATGACCGGCGAATCTTCTTGGTCACAAAGCCTATGGGTCTGTTCTAATTCTTTTACTAATTCCGCTGGAATGTCTACCCCATCCGGTTTTTGAAATTTTGCCCCCCAATATTCACAATCGCCGCATTCCGGCACAACGTGCAAGTTCAATTTTTCAAAATCTTCCTGCACATCTGAAATATTCATGTGCTTGTCTATAAAATCACCAAGTTTCATTTACCCTCTCCATTATTTTGGTTTGTGGATAGGGCCATCCCCACCGCACAGAATCCATCGGGGGAATTGGGTTCAACTCCCTTCTCCGGGTCAGCATCAATACCAAACCATAGATCCACCCCAACATAGGTGTCGCCGGGAACAAATTTTAAGCCAAGTGCATTTGGGTCGTTATCATCAGGTTCAGAGTCATAACCAAACCATAGATCCTGGTCCACATAAGTCCCGGCTGGTATAAATTTCCAACCAAATTTTTCAGCCAAGCCTTCTGTCATTTTATGATTCATTTTTGAGCCTGGAAAGCTCTTCAGTCAGCATGGAAATTTGCTCATCAAGATCAACATTGGTGTCCAGCAAATCCACCTTGTCAGCATAGAGTTTGGCGTTTCGTTCTTCTAACTCAGAAATCCTTTTGTAATAATTTTTTATTGCATCCTTCGTTGCTTTCTCTGTGCCATGTTCTTGATGGTAGTGCCCCCCATCCCTGTGGAGGACTGCTAAAATATGACGGGAGTAATATCTATATTCATTTAAACTATCCACCGTTGCAATGAGCCGGTCTATTGTATATTTACCGCCCATCTTATACATAAGCTCGCCCTTGGCTTTGCTGGCTTTTAAAGCCTCAAACTCTTCATCTTTATAGATATCATCCATTTTTTGACTCGTAAAAGGTGTTATTGTTTTTTGGTTTTGTTATGGGCCTTTTTTTTATACAGGCATCACATATAGCAACGCCTAATTTCTTATCAAAAATAAATTTCACGGCTTCTGGCCCGGCCTGTTCAGGTAATGATTTGTTTTCCTTGTCGGTCAAGGCGATTGTAAAAGCGCCCTGTGCCTGGCAACCATCAACCTCACATGGGAAAGGACCATATAGCTCGCTGAATTTGAAATATCTGATTGTCATTTGGCTAATATTTCTTTGAATTCATGGTAGAGATGTAAAATCCCTCAATTCCTGAATCTTGCAACATCGCCGCATTCAATTTCCCATAGGCCACCAAACAAGAAGGGGCCCCACTGTTATGTGGATATCGCTTCCCGTTAGTTGCGTAAAAATGTAATCGCCCTTTGAGAAACAGGATCCCGCTGGCCCGATTCCATACCGATTCATGAAAGAACTGCGTATCAGTTCGTGCAAATATCAAAGCAATTCCATTCCCATGTTCAGCTAATTTCCACAACCACTTCCCAACTTCCCGCCCGTAAGGCGGATTGAGCCAAACCCGGCCACGCCAGTTAAGGCAAAGACCATCATCGGTTTTATCGAAATGGTTTAGAGCGGTTCTCCAAGGCATTTCGTCAGCGACACAGGGGTCAAGATCGAATATCCCCAAAGCCTTGATAATTTCAGGCGGAGTCAGATATTCATCTGAACCTTTCACCATTGAATTGAGCGGATGGGCAATTGAGGTATGCCGGATTTCGGAGCCAAATAAATCTTTTTCCCTCATGCGTTATCTCCATTTTTTTAAAACCGCTTCATATCTGGAATATTAGGCACCCATTCCTTTTTCACTTTTTTTGTCAGCCCTGGAAATAATTCGTAGATGCCCCATACAAACCAATCAGCCCTATTAGGGGACTTGGAACCACTATACCCCGTTGTCGTGAAAGCAAGCAATTCATCTTCCAAATCGTCAAAACGCCCTATTAATTTTATTTTGCCTATCTCATGCAAAGCACTCACCGGTTCAGCCCTTACTACTTTCCCCCTTGATGCGTTGACAGACTTATAAGAAACAAGGCACTTAGCCTTAGCAGCAGCCGTTTGGATCGTAAATTTTACCATTTCGCCGCCGTAATTTTTTTCACCCACCACCCTATCAGCATCATGTCTTTGGTAGGCAGAGACTACTACCCCCCCCCACTTCGCTGGCCCTGCATTAATCGTTAAATCTTCAAACACATAAGCTTTTCCATCAGTACCTAACCCAATCACCCCTATC